TATTAAGTATCTCGGAGGACTGACGATTGACCAATATGATGAAAGAGACTTTTACAGTAACACCTAGCGTAAGCATTAAAAGAAAGCCAAAACACTCAAGTGAATTGAACATCCATTGTTTGCTGTAGTTAACAAACTGAAACTGCCAGCTTCAATTCAATCTAAAGTCAATGGCACTGTGAAGAAGCTCTTAGCTAAACAAGTACCTGAAGCCAACATTTGAGAATTCATTATGAAGCATGCTATAAAGCCAGTGTAAAAGAAGCAGCACTCTGTTCCAAAGTAAATTTAGAAAACCCCAGTTGTAAAACTCTAGCCAAAACTTGATAAAGTTGAAATTGTGGAGGAAACATTGGTCCCTGTAGCAGAAATTTGACTGACAGAAAATCAGATATTGGAAATTATTAAAAATATTCCAGCAACCAGTCAATCAATGATTCTTGAAGAATCAAAATTGCAGCAGATTGAGGAGATTAAAGAAATGCCCACACACAGCGCACAGTAGGAGGGTTCATAAGCACTTGAGAATTAAAACATCAATGTCTAGGCATTACTAGAGCTCCCGTAGTAGTAGCTTCTTGAACCACAAGCAGGAATTGATGCGGAAATCTTAGAACACATTGCTGAAGGTAAGTACTTCTGGTGGATGGTCCCACAGCTTCATGAGCATGCTGAGACGAACCTGAGAGACATGCTACGTCCCGTTCGTGATGAGATGTCCCTACTTATTGAACGTGCTGCCAAACCTGAACATCGCCTGGAAGTCGTTACAGCTTTGTTGTGGCGCTGAAAGAAATTTTCACCAAACTGAAAATGGACTGTTTTTTGGGCTGATAGTGTAATCTAAGGCCTCAGAATGAAATTCGATTATTTTGGCAACTCTTGATCAATTCTTGAAAAATTTGGCAAGTATAACCATAATAAGTTTGATGGCTCTGAGATGAACGACCTAAGCGAGAGGGAAATATTAGCATATAAAGAAGATTTCGATAATGGCCAAATAGATTGACAAATACTACAATTTTCTGAATCCTTAGCAACTCTCAGCGTAGACGCAGACTCATATATTCACAAAGCATTGTGTAAACTCTTGAACATCACGTCCTTTTAATTCAGATGGTGTTTAAAACACGGTCTATGAGATGTGAGATACATGAGGGCTTGGACAATCATTTTGAAAATTGGAGCAGAAGGATCCACTTGAAAACCTTTCAGCAAGAATTAGCCAAAACTTAACAAGAGGCAATACTAAGAAAAAGTCGACCAACGTGAAGCGCAATGACTTAGACAAGCTAAGTATAAGAAATGAAGAATGGATGAGGAAAGTGAAGATGACTTGTTGGTCTAGGGCTCTAACTTTAGAAAAGCATAGGAAACTATCAACAGATGGTCGGGAACAGAAGACGACTCTGAGTCTGAGGATGAAATGCCTTAACAACACA